ACCAACGGGTATGTGTACTGCTATCGTTGAGTTTGCCGGATTGTGGTTTGCTAAAAAAGCATTTGGCCCAGTTTGGAATTTGGTTCAGGTGAAGGTTTTTGATGATCCGGTCATTGAAGATCTTTACCCAGAAGAATATGTAATTGCCGATGAAGATGATCAGTAAAAAAAAATTATTTATTCTATATAAAGATGAAGGGTAGAACGAAAAACATTCTCATGTTGACAGCTGTCGTGGTTTTGATTTATGTTTTGTTCAGCATGGGTAATGGTAAATCTCGTTACAGTATTACAGAACGCACATATGCCTCTTTGGGTGGTGATGAACCATCTGATAGTATGGCAGCTGCCCCAGTTAGCCGCAGTGAATGTAATATGCAGAAGGGCACAGGTCTTGCGTCGTCTCTTCTCCCGCGGGAAATAGCTTCCCAAGAAGACTTTGGTCAATTTGCCCCAGATGATATTCTTGCTGGACAAAGCTATCTTGAACCTAGACAACAAATTGGTTTCCCAGAAACAGTAGGTGGCTCGTTGAGAAATGCCAATAGAACTGTTCGGGTTGATCCACCAAACCCGAAACAGGCTTATGTATGGAATAACACCACGATTGTGCCCGACACAATGCAACGTGGTCTCTGTGCTTAAAGATTAGACTATAGTTTTAAATAATAAATAATAAATATGACATCCGTTTCGACCGATCTTTCAGACACTGTGTCAAAGCTTATCGAACTCACAAAGCAACTTTCTGAAGCTAAATCAGATATTAAGATTTTGAACCAAGAAGAAAAGCGTCTTAAGGAGAATGTTAAGATGCAGATGGTGAATCAGGGTATTGATACAATTAACCTCAGGAAGGGTAAGATTAGTTTACGGAAGTCCGTCCGAAAATCAGGTATTAATAAGGATGTGATCCGAGAAGGACTATACCAATACTTTGGTGGTGACGAAGCTAAAATTGAGGGGGCTATCAATGCGATCCAGGATAATTTAAAGACTAAGGAAACTACGTCGATATCGTTAACTGGTATAAAAGATAAAAAGGAAACTGTAAGTAAGTAACAGACATGGTTTGGAGTCAGTATGTGTACGAAGCTACTGTGGGTTGTGACACTGATGGCAGCGAGGATGACATCGAGATTGAATCAGAATCTCATCTAAATATACATGATTGGGGTGTGGAATATTCAGATGAGTTATGGTATTTGTGGGATATGATTAAGGTCTATCTTTACGATGCAATGTTGGAAAATACACTTTTTACAGAGTGTATGTTTACAGATTTTGAAGAGTTTTGTTATATCCAGGAGCACGATACACCCGAATATATAGATTGTCGATATAGAGAACATCTATTTTACATATGGTTAAAAATTATACAATACATAGAAGAAAATAGTTTGCATAATGATATTTTATGTGGTACTTCATTTGAAGACTTTGTTAATTTCGTTATGATTCATACTAAACAAAATAATATAGACTTATATTAAATATGTTACCCGATATTACTTCTAAAAAAGTTTCTATCCCAGCGGCCCTTTTCCTTGCTCTCAGTCCAGGTGTTCTTTTGACTACAAATGGTCGCAGCGTTAATTTCACGAATGGTAAGACTTCCCAAAGTGCTATATTCTTCCATGCATTGGTTTTCTTTCTTGTGTATTCTATGATAGCAAAGGCTTTGGGACTCATTTTAACCAAGACTGATTTGTTGGTTACTACATCCATGTTCTTGGTTCTCAGCCCGGGTTTGTTGCTCACAATACCACCCGGATCCGGAGGATTATTCCGATCGGGTCAGACGAGTCTTTCTGCCTCATTGACACATTCAATCGTATTCGCTGTGATATTTGCGCTTCTTCGTCGCCAATTTCCTTCGTACTATTAATTAAGGATGAAATATTTAGTCATTGGTCCAGCATCAATGGGTATATTTTCATTAATTGGGGCATTAAAACGAATTGAAACTAATATAAAGGATGTTCATGAAATTTCCGGTTGTTCGGCTGGTGCTATACTTACATTGTTTTTGGCCTTAAATATACCAATTGACGACATACTTGATATTTGTTTAAATTTGGATTTGAGTTCTGTGATTAATGTAAGTATATCATCGTTTCTAACTAGTTATGGTTTCGTTGATATGACTCGAGTAAAAGAAAAAATTATAGAAGTTTGTGGATGTAACCCAACATTTAATGATGTAGAAAAGAAAATATATATTTCAGCTTATTGTTTAAATACACACAAAACTGAATACTTTTCCAGAGATACTCACCCAGATATGAATATTATAGATGCGGTGTGTATGAGTATGGCAATACCAGTTATTTTCGAATCAATTGAATATAATGGATATAATTATGTTGATGGATGTACGTGTGAGGAGTATCCGTTACAACCGTTCTTAGATAAAAAAGACTATGAAGTTACTTGTATAACGGTAAATATAAACAAAAGATTTAAAGAGGAAATAAAAAATCCCCTTGATTTTTTTGAATCAATTATATTTTCGACGTTCGGTAACAAGAATTCATACACTAAAAATATTAAAATAATTGAAATAAATTTAGGTGATACTAATATTTTTAAGTTTGATATGGATTATGAAGAAAAAATTAGACTCTATATTTTGGGTAATAATTATACTACAACACATCAATAATTTACATTTATGTTTTGTAGTAAAAATTTTGTGAGCATATATAAATACGCCATGGATGCGTGCGATCCGGATGCGGATATAAAAAATCTCAGAGAGATCATTAAGCAGAACACAGGTTTGAATGTTACTTTAAGTAGAAAGGAGATTTGTCAGATATATAAAGACATCCAGGATAACAAATTACCACTACCACCATTAGTTATAACAAGTGATCGAACGTATTTATTAGATAAAAAATCACCCTTAAAGGCTAACGATTATGAGATAGTATTTAATTCATCTTCTAAGGTTTCTGATATAAAACGTATACTTCGTAAAGTTGGTGCACTCATCCCAACGAAACCGACTAAAGAGCATATGCTTACTTCGATCGAAAACAAATTGAAATCGATGGGTGTCCGGGAGCCTATAAAATTAGCGTCAAAACGTAAACTTACGAAAGTTAATTATAATTCAGCGATGGAAAATGTTATGAATAATCGTATGAACAATGGAATGAATACTCGTACCAACAATGGAGTGAACACCCGTGCGAATAAGAACAATGGTATGAATACTCGTACCAACAATGGAGTGAACACCCGTGCGAATAAGAACAATGGTATGAATACTCGTACCAACAATGGAGTGAACACCCGTACGAACAATGGGGTAAATAAACGTAATGGTGATGTCATATTTCCAGATAAACTAAAAATGCAGAGACCGAATATATCAGATAATCGTAATCGGGAAGTAACAAATACACCCAGACAAGTATATTTCCCGAAGAGTTTATTTGGTAAAGGTGTACCTCAATTTCTTAGTGGAAATGGTAGATCGAAAGAGTATACTAATAAAAGTGTAGAATTCGAGAAAAAAAAATCAAACTTCGAAAGAAAACAATTTAATGAACTGTTAAAAATGGACCGTGAAAAGAAATTTTTCGAAAAACAAATGTTAGAAAACCGGTTCAAGACGGAAGAAGAAAAAGAAGAATTCAAAAAAATGATGGAACAACGATTAAAAAATATAAACACGAAAAAGAAGGACATAGAGGCTCAAAGGTTAGAATTTATCAATAAATTCAAAAAACAAAACATTGAGATGAATATAAAACGAAAAGAATTAGACGAACTGATTAAAAAACAAAAAGAAAAGAACAATGTTAACACACCCAAAACGCCTAATACCAACAATGGCGTTCCCAAGAAAAACACTAACAATGGCACTCCTAATACCAACAATGGCGTTCCCAAGAAAAACACTAATAATACAATCCCACCAAAAAACGCCAATAACCTTCCAAAAAAAAACACCAAGAATGGTATTCCTACGAAAATTAATACGAATAACAGAATGTTAAACCAAAATGCAATTCAACGGGTAAAATCTAAATTGGGTTTATTCGAACGACGCCCATATATAAAACGTCTCGAG